CTTTCGCCCATAGACCTTCGTAAATCCAACGTGAGCCAATCATCCCGACGATACAAACGCTGCATTTGTCAGGCATACCCCTCACACCTCCACCGTTAAATTGATGCCAGCTTTAGTCAGCGCCGTTTTCCATTGCTCGTCACGATATGCCGCCGACGCATTCCATCCGTAATCAAACTCAGATGTTGAGCTACCATCAGAGTCGCCTTTCCTCTCAGGCAGCCTCACAGTGACCGTCCGCGCTTCCAGTTCGGCTATGCGCTTATTCGCTGCCGTTAATTCGGACATGTGCTCCCGCAGACTATCTGTGGCAGCTTCCAGCATGTCCCAGTCGGGATTGAAGTTTGCCAGTTGAGCCAATCGCTCTTTCAGGAAAGCCGTTTTCTTCTCCAGTGCAGCTACCCGGCCGGCGCTCTTTGTTGCGATGGCAGCGTAATCAACCAGGCGTTTATCTTGCTCAGCAATCAACGCATCTTTCCGCTCCAGTTCATCAAGCAGCGCCAGCACGTCAGGGTCGGAGTTATTAGCGACAGTTACGCGGGACCGCGCGTAGTGGTTGTCGGCAAAATCCCGACCTTCGGCGAAAACGTACCCGTCACCATCCGAATCCACCCGACCAGTACACCCATATACCAAACTGCCGCCCCCGGCCCGCTGGATTGTCATTTCTGCGCCGCAGATATGGCATTTTGGCGCGTTCTGCTCCTGATATCGTTCGCGCAGTTGCGCCAGTTGTTCTGCTGTCATGGTCATGCGGCACCACCTTTTTCCATAGTTTCGCGAATCTCTTTGATGAGCTCCTCGGCGTCTACCTCAAACCGCTTTAATGTCCGACAGCCGCCAACTTTTGCACCAGAAATGCGAGTGCCAAAACTATCGTTAGAGACACAAAGAGATAGTCCACCATCCTGGTTGTGGCTGATTTCGATATAAACGTTACCTGGCTTTAATTGTTCGATCATACCTGGCTCCCGCGAAGCTGTGCTGCATGGGCGCGGAGCATGCTGATAGCGTGATGCGCCGGCGCAAAGCGCTCCATCATCGTCAAAATGACATTGATCGCGTCATCAACACCCACCGCCCGCTGTTCGTTCACCCATGCGTCCGTTGCGGGGGTGGGTTCCTGCGGCGATACGGCAATACGAATGGTTTCCAGTGCCGGGTCTGTTTCAACAGTCGGCACCTGGATATAACCAAACTGTACTCCGTTCATGATGAACGTGCGGCGGTCTTCACATATCGCCTTCAGCGCCGCATTCTCTGCTGCAATTTCTGTCAGTCGTTTATTCGACTGCTCCATGCCATGCTTGTAACATTCGGCGTCAATCTTGCTTTGCTTCAGTTCAGCCGCCAGCGCGTTAATGCGCTCCACCAGATCAACCGGTGCGACGTCATCGGCATCCTGCCCGAACCCAAGTGCCTGACGAACGGCGCGAGACTCTGCCATGCGTTGGTCTGCCTCACCGGCAGGCATTGAATAGCGAGCCAGTTCAGCCGCCAGCGCATCACTACGCGCACTCTGCACGTCCAGCGCCGATGCAAGCTCGGTCAGCAAATTAGCCACGCTGCGCACGTCGATCGCGCCGCACTCCGCTTTTAACTCAGACGCCAGATCATGCCCGGCGCGCGCCAGGCTCTTATTGTTATCTGTCATTTCCGCGCTCCTTTAATCATCAGGCTGATGTAGCGGTTATCATCCGGGCCGGGAAAACTGTGGCGTTTGAGTAACTCCGATTTGTCTGGCATTGGCTTTACTCTGTGGCGGGCTACTAATTCGTTAGGGGATATATCAGGGTTGTAGGATTGACCAATCATGATGAGTAACCTTCTTTAAGCCGGTAAACGACGCCTCCAAGCGCCCCGTCTCCCCATGGCTCCTTATCCAGTTGGTCCATGATGGTCTTGAGTGTTACCGGGTGGATGATGTGATACTGGTATTCCAGTAGCGTTGACCAGCCTGCGTAATAGGGGTCTATTTCGTTCAGAGACATTTCGTAAATACCGGAGCCGGATGCCACGTCCGTAAGGTCACCCATCCATCTCCATGACTCTGTAATATGGTTGCGGCTATCCCGCCGTAGGCAGGCCAATACCTGCTGAGGTGTGAGCATTTTTGACTCCGGTTATTTATTTAGACTGCGTGTATAGCGTGGCGAGGGAAGGGGAGTCCGACAGGTGCAAATGGGATGTCATCATCGAAATCCATAGGCGGCTCGCTGGATTGAGACTGGTTGTTTTGCTGTGTTCGTTGCGACTGATTGTCGCTTCTTGGCGGAAGGTCAATATCCCGAACGAGAATGGTTGGTGTCTGAACTTTTTCACCGTTATCCCTGGTCCATTCTTCGATGGTAAACTCGCCAACAACCGTTACTTTTGAACCTTTGTGCAGAAACCCGGTTAATTTCTCTGCCATCACCCCAAACATTTTGCATTGCAGCCAGGCTGTTCTGGCATTTTCACCGAAACCTGACTTCGCGGGGATCGAAAATGTCGCAATATGCTTTCCGTTTGGTGTGACACGCAGGACGGCATCCTTGCCTAAATTCCCGCTTACCACGATATTATTAATTGCCATTACGCTGTTTCTCCTTCGAGTTCATCTTTGCGAATCTGATACACGTCCTGTGCTTTTTGCTGCTCCTCTGTTCCTTCCAGCATCTTCCATGCTTTAGCGAAAGTTTGTTTAAGCTCCTCAACCGTGTTTTTACGGGAAGCCGCATCTGCGAAGGCAGTGAGGATTTGATTAGGGGTAGGGGATGGCTTAACTTGTTTCTGAGAGGCTGAATTCTGTTGGTGTTTATGCTCATCAGTATCAGCGTCTTTAGCGTCATCAATGCCGAATAATCCATTCAGGCAGTATTTGCGAGCGTAAGAGCTTGTAGCTCCAGTAACCTGAGCTGAGTCCATTCCCTTCTTGCTTTCTTCTTCTCTTGCCATAGCGCTTGCTGAGTGGCTGTTTACGCCATCAGTAATTGTTGCCGTGGCTTTGACATAATATCTGTCACCAATCAGCACAACCTCATCAGTGATTGAGAGAAAAAGACCATTCAGCAGGGGCTTCACGCCTTCAAGAATGTCCTCACAGCTTCGGTATTTATATTTTCCGAAATTGTTGTACTGATTCTTTGGTGCGTTGAGGTGCGCCTGAATATCGGCTAATTTGGCGTAGAATTCTTTGCTCACAGCAATATCCTCATTTTATGAATGCCCACGCAAGACCACTTTTAATTCGATGGGCATGACCCCTACTGATTCCAAACTTTTTAGCTAATTGCCCACATGAGAGTGTCGAGTCCTTAATTTCTTGCACTTTGGTTTCTGAAAGCTTGCAGCGTCCATTTCGCGTACCTTTTGCTTGTCTGTTCCTTTCAACCATGTCCTGCGAGTTGTCTTTACAACTACCTAAGATAAGATGGTCCGGATTAATACATAACTTGTTGTCACATGTATGCCTGACAACCATTCCGTCCGGTATTTCTCCCTTAAAGACCATATAGGATGCCCTGTTGGCCCTTAGGTTTTTGTAGTTCAATCTGATCTGTCCATATCCACTGGATGCCACCGATTTATTCCAAACCCAGCACTCTCCAACTTTTTTAAATCCAGCAAGAAGCCTGTCCTCCAGTGATTTCGATTTTCTAGGTAGAGTTTTTTTCCCTTCCATTTTTCACCTCAGAATGGCATTTCATCGCCAAGGAAATCGCACTTGTTAATCCGCTCAACGCGGGCCATATCCAGACAGTGGCGCTTCATTTGTTTATTGCCATCCTTGCGCCAGTAAAGAGCCTCGATAACGTGGTATTTCCGCTTCAGCCGGCTAAGCTCCGGTGTTCTTGCTGGAGTTACGGGGATCATGATTCCTCCTTTTCTGGCTCGGGTGATTTCTCTGGTGCGTCAAGGTCTTTCATCAGGCGAATGAGCGCATCGTCTGACCAGTCTTTAACAGGCGTATTCATTTCTTTCTCCGGTACCACGGAATATTCACCGCTTTGCGAATTTGCTCGTAGGCCGACATCCACATAACGCCGTCACCCAAATAACGGGCAATAACGGCTTTGTTCTGGGCTGCTTTAAGTGCAGCGTGGTTTATTTGCATAACGACCTCAACTGGCACATTGCGGCGCGGATAAGCTGGCGAACTTTGCGGTGTAATTCAGATTCAGGCGGGTAATAAGCGGACATGACGCCGCTTCCCGCGAGGCTAAGGTGCATCATGGGTAGGTTCCTTTGGTTGTGTGATTGCATAACTAAGCCGCCTCGGCGAGGCGACTGAGGTATGAAAAACCCGCCGTAGCGGGTTAAATGTCTGTAAGTTGGTAGTCGCAAATCATCTCACAACCACTTTTGTCGTCTTCATCTCGGGGGCGTAGCCCTACCTGCTGAGAATCCTGCTTAATCTCACCCCAGCAGACCTGACCAACTTCATCCGGCCAACCGTCAGCCGCCTCCCCACGGTAGTAATCAATAGCTTCTTCAGCCGCTGCCTTCGCCTCTTCGGCTGTCTTATACGTTTCGAACCCGTTATCCGGGTCAAACATGAAAAATCTGTAAACTTCCATACCCTTACCCTCTGTAGTTACCCGATTATTCGGGATTGTTTGCATGTGGCTAATGGCTGATTAACCATTACTCAGATGCAGCTAAAAAAATGCCCGACATTAAGCCGGGCAAATAAACATCAAGGGATGATTTCTCAATCTAACCAGACAGGTCTTCGTCTCCTGACTGATTACGAGCGATATTGCTCGGTGTATCCACTCAGAAGAATGAATACACAGCGCTTAATCGATATTTTCTATCACTCACCTCTGTTAACGTTGCTAATAAAAAAGGCCGCCTAAGCGACCTGAGACTCCCATTTGCGGGCATTACATCGGTTCATCCATGCCAGCTTTACGTATAAGCCGTGACTTACACCATCACGCACTGCCGCCCTGCATTTTTCGCGATAATGCCGGTAATCCTCGCGGCATTCATTGGCAAATTCAGACGCCGTACCTTTCATCAGCTACCTCGCTGTAACATTATTTGATTTACGATATCCCGCGCTGTACATCGCTACTTCTGGCAGGCAGCATGAGCCTTCATAGCGCTGAACCTGTGAAGTGATAGTCACCACCTCAGCCCGCATTGTTGGCTTGCGCTTGCACTGCAACTCAACACGCGCCGGCGTAGGGCGATGCATCACTTCTGAGCTGATAGCGGCTTCACTCTGAAGGTGAGCACGGCGCTCACGTCTACGAGCTGCCGACGAACCGTTAAATGCTGTTCTGCGTGACATAGATACCTCCTGAGTGAACTTTGGTGATGCGATGCCAGGCGCTTATCTTCTGGTTGTCTCGATGGACTGCAATTCGTCGCATCCCAAAGCACACGCTTTGGTACTAATTGGCTTTGCAGCCACGTAGGTGAATCCATCACCGTTGTAGAAAGAGCGTGTCATCCGTTTCGTTTTCGCCAGCGTCCTGCTGATGAAATCAGTATACGCATCGTAAACTTTATTGCAATACGATATGTATACTTTTTTGATGCATTGAATACGTATTGTTGATTTGTATGGATATTTATTTTTGTAAATGCCTTATCAATCCACCTGTGATAGCTTGTGATGGTCAAAATCTGATCGAGGAAAGGCTATGAATCTGGACGAGGATCGCGTGAACATGATGGTTGCAGCTATGGGGCGGGCGATTATGGAGCTATCTATCGCCAATCAGCCGATAACTCAGGAAGCTGTCGTTGAAAAGCTGGAGCAGTATCGAAAAGAGACGGGGAACGTGATTGGGAAAGGTGTTAACAGGGATGCAGCGGAGATAGTGCGAAAGGGAAGTGCTGCGATTGACTAATGGGCAATAAAAAACCCGGCACGCTGGCCGGGTTATATTAATGTGTTTTAGGTAGCTGGGGTCTCATAACTGCTTCTATTATTCTTTCTGCGTCGATCTGTGGCAATGCCCCTTCTGCCGATTTCTTAACAAGGTAGTTACCCAGTCTATTTGGTATATAGTCAATTTGCATCCACCTGCGGAATTCACCCAATGCATCATCAGGGTAAATCCACGCCTCTACAGCACCAGCTTTATGTTGAGGAAACCAATCTGGATAGACGTGAGGGTGCTTGGTTCTAGCGCCATATTTAGCATCAAAATCGCTTTTAACCCAATGTTTTGACCACATAGTCCCGACGCTGATATCTGGTATTGCTGATGGCCCAAAATCGAAATTACGCTTAACCATTTTTAAGGATAGGTCTGCCATTTCTCGAAAAACTGAAAAGTATCCAAATGGCACTTGATCATTCATAAGCAGGCGCTCATGGAAGCACTCTAGGGCTCCCCTCTGAGGGTTGTCTGGATCAATACCAACACTTAGATAAATAAACCTTCTTAACTGTGATCCGGCTAACTTTCTAAAATTGTCTTGAGCGGTCTCTTGGCCTAAATGATTTGCCTCAAAAGCGTAATACTCAAGAATTGCCATGCAGACAGAATCAGGGAATATATTTGCCTCGGTTCCCTGGATGATACCCTTGGTATAAAGATACTGAAGATTGAGGCCGTTTTTCTTAAGTAGGGCATCTACAATCTGGCCTCTTGGCTTTGTCCTCTCCTCCTGCCAATTCGATGTAAATCGCAGAAGAGGAGCGTGGTCAACGCCACACAACCTAGCTAAACCGCGGAGAGTTAAGAATGGTGAACCGTCATTCATCACCCCCATTTGAACACCATCAATATCGGCTTCCTTGACTGGGTATAGCTCAAGGTTAATCTGTTGCCCTGATAGAACCAAATCTAGATTATCCATATGAATTAATTACCTTTTAATGTGGTGCCCAAATGCGCTTTTTCACTACTCAAAGATATCCTCAGGCCACTGCGCCTTAACCACCTTGCCGATGATGCGGCAATTCTCGTTACAAGGAATGCTCTCATAGCGCGGGCTAGGGTTAAGCGGTTCCAGCCAGTGCTTACCATCATCCCAGGTGTATTTCTTGAATGTGACCTCGGAGTCGCCAAACACGCCTGCGACGCAGAAATCTCCGGCATCCACCTCTTCAGCCGGGTCTACCAAGATAAGCATTCCTTCCGGGAAGCTGGGGCGCATTCCCTGCGGTGCGGTCATAGAGTGACCCTTCACCTCAAGCCAGAATGCGTCTTTGCTGGCCTTCTTAGTCGTTGCTACCCACGCCTTTGCATCATTTTCTGTAAACGATCCAACTTCTGAGAACGCTCCAGCCGGAACAGAAGTAAACAGGGGGTATTCATACTGCCTGGATAAAACAGGCTCTTGCTCATTCTCACCAACGGTAAACGTGCCATCTGAATTGAATGAGGCATCTTTTACGCCGAGATATTTAAAAATGGCTCCGATTTCTTGCAGGGTTGGATTGCGGCGTCCATTCAGCCAATGACTAACAGCACCCTTGGTTACACCAATGTGCTCAGCCAGTTTTTCTTGGTTCAAACCAAGCGCATCAATCCTTTGCTTTGCGATATCGTACCAGTTCATTTTCATCCTTAAATTATACGATTCGTATCCTTTTAATCGAGGCACAATTCGTATATTGTTCTTGCAGGTTTGAATACGATATGTATACTTAGAGGCAAGGAGGGCCCCTATGAACAACATTCGCACTTTCCGTGAGCGCGTTGGGCTAACGCAGTCTGATTTAGCAAAGATGGTTGGTTGCACACGCGGTGCAATTTGCCATTACGAAACCGGGCGGCGTGGAATGGATATCGATCTATGCCGAACTTTTATCTCTGCTTTCAAAAAACACGGCGTAGAAGTTTCTCTGGATGATCTTTTCCCGCCAAAAGCCGCCTAAGCATCACCGCTCTTTTCACAACGGACATGACGTCCTACGTCGCTGCAAAGCGAATCCCAAATCAATAAACAACTATGCGTCACCCGTTATGGGTGTGCGCTCATTAACTATTCACTAAAGGGAAGTATCAACGATGGATCACGCAAGTAACAGCAAGCTCTCACAGCGAGATATTGACCGGGCAGAAACAGATTTGCTCATCAACCTCTCAACCGTCACACAACGCGGCCTGGCAAAGATGGTCGGTTGCCATGAGTCGAAGATAAGCCGGACGGACTGGCGCTTTATTGCGGCGGTTCTGTGTGCGTTTGGGATGGACTCGGATATCAGTCCTATCAGTCGTGCATTCAGGCATGCACTGGAAGGGCTTACAAATGAAAAACCCCAACCGAGCGGTCACTCGATTAGGGCTTAAAACACTGTGTTACGCCAACACAATCAACACTGAAATTATGCCTGGAATAACTGGATATGTAAACAGTTAGGGAGGGGGAATGGACAGCTACGACTTCAACGTTCAAGTCCAGATGCCTTCAAGTTTCCATCCCGATGACGAGAAATGGATACGCGAAATGCTACTCCATCTCGACCCGTCAACGAGAAACAAAATCACCTCGAAATACGGCGAAGTTTTCCAGTCCGAGTGGGAAATGGAGCCGATTTCCTACAAAAAAAACAACATGGCCCGACACGATGCAAACACCAGGCTGAGGGAATTTGTTCGCAAATATGCGGCTTTCAGTCGTGGGTATGTCTCAGAGCCTGAGCGACTGGAATAGCACAAGCCAGGAACACAAGCCAAAAGGCAAGTTCTTCTCTGGCTAGTGTTGCGGAGGCGGGAACAGCACAGGGCTGAAGGTCAACTTCAGGGTCAAGTTCAAGGGAAGCCCGAGTCTTCGAGTACTCCACCTAAGGATAAGGAGAGGGTAATTCAACTTTTCCTTATAAAACATCAATTTAAGCAACATCAAAACGACAGGGTTTGTCGCCTAAGCCGACAACCTTTGTCGTATTCTTTTAAATCATGCACTTACGGTGAAATATGAGCGGATTTTCACGAATATTCCGGCGTCATGAACTATTTCGAAGGATTTCCGGACTGTCTCCAGTCGCAATTGAGCTTTACGGATACCTCATCGAGAAATGTGACTGGCGGCTTGGAAGGCATGTTGCCAGTACATCGCAATTGGCCCTGGAGTTGAATGTTTCTGAGCGAAGTATTCAGAGAGCAAACAAAGAGCTTGAGGCAGTGAGCTTACTCAAGGTGAAGCGGGGTATCTACGCGATTAACCCGGAGTTCGCATGGGGAGGGCGTAGCTGGAATATCCCTAAGGCGGCTTATCACAGCATCAACGCTAAAACGGCGCAGGTAATCAGCTTTGCCGAAGCATCACAGGCACTGAGCGAGGAATCTGCGGAGAGGGCCGGGCGTGAAACCTTGAGGGAGATTTCAGCCCGGAAACGTAAGGGGAATCAAACGTGTTAAATATTAACCCAAAAGAAAAGCAAGTTACAGCGCTCAACATGCTGCGCTCTAACTGGAAGCAGCACCGGACAATGCTACTGTCCGCCAGCGTTGGTTTTGGTAAAACGGCAATAGCGGCGTTTATCGCTGACGGGCTGGTAAGCCGCGGAATGCGGGTGATGTTTCTGGCTCCGTATACCGTTCTGCTCGACCAGACTGCAACACGCTTTGTTGAGTATGGGCTACCGGCTGAGGAAATCGGCTACGTCTGGCGCAATCATCCGCTCTACGACCCGGAAAAGCTGATTCAGATTGCCAGCGCCGACACGCTGATCCGACGAAATTTTCCTGACAATCTGGATTTGCTGATTGTCGATGAAGCCCACCTTCGCCGCAAAAAGTTACTCGAAATCATCCGTGATACAGACATTCGCGTTGTCGGACTGTCAGGCACCCCATTTGCGCCGTGGATGGGGAATTACTACGAAAAGCTGATTAAGCCGACCACGATGAAAGAGCTGATCAGCATCGGAGACCTGAGCGGATATGAGTTTTACGCGCCGGATCATCCCGATGTCAGCGGCGTCAAAACATCAAACCTTGCTGCGTTTGGCCGGGACTACAACGAAGACCAGTTAGCCGAAATCATGGGCGACTCAACGCTGGTAGGGAACATCGTGAAAAACTGGCTTGAGCACGGAGAGGACAGGCCGACAGTTTGCTTTTGTGTCAACGTCAAACACGCCAACTACGTCACGATGGAGTTCGTTAAGGCCGGGGTTAACGCAGAAGTAATGACCGCTGATACGCCCCACGACGAACGTCAGTACATCATCAACCGGTTCGAAACAGGCGCGACCAAAATCATCGTCAACGTTGGCGTACTGGTCGCGGGATTCGACAGTGACGTTCGCTGCATAATTTATGCCCGCCCCACTCAGTCAGAAATTCGATGGGTGCAGTGCCTTGGCCGGGGGCTGAGAACTGCGAAAGGGAAAGACAAATGCCTGATATTCGACCACAGCGGCAGCGTTCATCAGCTTGGATTTCCCGACGAAATTGAATATGACGAACTACCTGACAGTAGCGACGGCATGAAGCAGCAGGGTAATAACTTCCAGCAGAAAAAAGCCGAGAAGAAACCGAAAGAATGTTCGTCCTGCCACTACATGAAACCAGCAGGTGTCTACGTATGCCCCAAGTGCGGATTTAAACCGCTGGCCGGAGAAAATGTTGACGTTGATGAAAGCCGTGAACTGACAAAAATGAACGGGAAAGAGAAAATTTATTCCCGTGAAGAAAAGCAGTCCTGGTGGTCACAGATTAAGTTTTATCAGCGTCAGCGGGAGGAAACAGGAAAGCCGATTTCAGATGGATGGTGTGCGCACACCTTCAAGAAGAAATTTGGCGTATGGCCGCGTAACCTCCACGACACCCCGGTAGAAATCACACCAGAAGTCAGCAACTACATCCGCTCAAAACAAATCGCCTGGGCAAAAACTCAGGAGAAACACCAGAAAAAATCCGAACCCGAGCCAGAACCAAGCCAGTTGTCTACAGCGCTGGGTATTGTCCGGGATATCAGAGAACAGTTAGCCAATCGGAGATCGCAAGATGAATCCGCAAGAATTGAAACGAATATTACATTATGATCCTGAATCAGGAGTTTTCGTTTGGAAAGTTAAACCAAGCATGATAGTCGATTCTGGTGATATTGCTGGAACCATATGCACTGACGGATACATAAATATTTTAATAAAGCGAAAAAGATATAAGGCACACCGATTGGCATTTTTATATATGACTGGAGAGTTTCCTGAATATGTAGACCATATCAACGGAATACGTGATGACAATCGATGGAATAATTTACGGGAATGCAACAGAAAGCAGAATGCGCAAAATGCAAAACTTAGAACAGATAATTCAAGCGGGATAAAAGGCGTGTACTGGCATTCGCGTGCCAAAAAATGGGCAGCGCAAGCAAGGATGGATGGTAAAACAAAAATCATAGGATATTTCACAGACATAAACGAAGCGATATTAGCAAGGACAGAGTTCGTGAATAAAAACTATGACAAGAGGTTTTATCGTGAACACTAAACTAAAGACAGTCGAAGCAGTCCGGGGTCGCTGGCCTGAAATCTTCCAGCATTACGACTTACCACCAGTGACAGGGAAGAATCACTTCAAGGGAGAGTGCCCTGTCTGCGGAAGGAAAGGGAAATTCAGGATAGATAACAAGGATGGCAGGGGGGAATGGATTTGCACCTGCGGCGCTGGCGACGGATGGAAACTACTGGAATTAACGCAGGAAAAGGACTTTAAAACGCTCGCCAGAGAAATCGATCAGTTAATCGGCAACACCTACCAGCCTCAAACACAGCAGACAAAGCCCGCGCCAGTACAGGATTATCGAAGCCGGGTCATCACAAAGTTTTCAACCCTTACCCCATTGCGAGAGACGGCGGCCCAGCAATATTTCGCCAGTCGCGGCATCCATGAACTACCGGCAACGCACATTCGTTTCAACTGTGAAGAAAAAACCAGCGATGGTGTTTTCCAGTCAGTGTGGGCGGTGGCTACGGATGATAAGGGCGCGGGCTGCTATCTTCACCGCACCTTCCTGGCTGACGGCAAGAAAGCAGCAATCCAAGCCAGCAAGAAAATGACCAAACTACAGGATGACGGTTATCTGAACTTTACCGGCTCGGTAGCTATCAGGATGTTCCCGGTTTCAACAACGCTGGGTGTTGCGGAAGGTATCGAGACAGCACTGTCCTGCAAGCAGATTTACGGATGCAACACCTGGTCAACCCTGAACAGCGGATTTCTTCGCAAGTTCCGGGCACCGAAAGGCGTAAAGCACCTGATCATCTTTGCTGACAGCGACGCCAACGGCGCGGGACTGGCAGCGGCGTTTGAGTGCGGGCACCGCAATATCCTCAGCAACAACGATGTAGAAATGGTAAGTGTTCGCTGGCCGGAGTTCGGCATGGATTTTAACGACATGCTTCAGCATGGCTCAAAAGTATTTCAGCAGCAACTTTATCGAAAAGACGCTGCGTGACAGGGCCACTTACACAGTGGCCTTTTTATTTGGAGATAAATCGTGAAAGTAAAAACATCAGAGCAGGAAGAGTCACGGAAACAGTTTGAGGCGTGGATTACACAATGGTGGCCACAGGTGAAAGGTAATATTTGTCGTGATGGTGACAGTTATTCGAATCATTTTATGAACTACGCATGGGAAGGTTGGCAGGAAAGCAGGCGGGCCATTGCGGTAAACCTCGGAAAGCCGATTTATGTGAAGCATAACGGTGACTATATCCATGCATGGCCAGCTTATAACGTTGATATAGCCATCCGCGCCGCTGGTCTTACAGTAAAAGGAGACAGCAAGTGAGCGAGTTGAAACCTTGTCCATTTTGCGGTGGGCATGTGGAGACTTTTACGACTGACGGAACTGAAGTTGGCACCTATTGGTATTGGGCGGAGTGCTGGGTTTGTGAAAGCAGGTCAGGACTCCATGAAACCGCAGAGAAAGCAGCAGAGGCATGGAATCAGAGGGTCAGCCATGAAGCAAACATACCTGCTTCGCAACGAAGCAATCAGAAATAACGCAGGAGGTTTGATTGCAATTTGAACTGGTGAAACATCCGGGCGGCGTTTTTTCTCCAGCACACGATATTGACCTCGAACGACTCCAGCGATTCAAAAACGGCGAGATGTACACCGCCGAAATAAAGCTAACCCGCAATCCTCAACTTCACCGCAAGGTATTGGCCTTCTTTAGATTCTGTTTTCAGTACTGGAATGCAGACAAAGCAGGGCTCAGCAATGCCGATGAAAGAACTCAGTTCAACCGATTCCGGAAAGACCTGACGATACTGGCTGGCTTCTACGACACGGTTGTGAATATTCGCGGAGAGGTGAGGGCTGAGGCGAAGAGCATCGCTTACGCCAACATGCAGCAGGATGAGTTCGAGGAGCTATACAACGCATTGATAAACGCGGCCATAAAACACGTGTTTGGACGCACAACTGATCCAAACATTCTCAACCAGCTTTACAGTTTCTTTTGAGGTGATTATGGATGAAATATGGATTCCTGTATCAATCTGCCCGGACTATGAAGTAAGCAACATGGGAAATGTTAGGTCTGTAGATAGGACTGTTATTTGTAATTCAAGTAACAGAGCTAAAGAATACAAAAGATTCTTTAAAGGTAGAAAAATAAATCCATTCATTTGCAAATCTACTGGATATTTTCAGATAAGAGTTAAGAAAAGGAAATGCAATGTCCATCGGCTTGTAGCATTTGCGCATTGCAAAGGTTATTCAGATGGCCTCGTTGTTAATCATAAAAACGGAATTAGAAGCGATAATAGGGCTGAAAATCTGGAATGGGTTACTCAGTCAGAAAATAACCTTCATGCATTTAGAGTTAATGGGCGAGTTCCCACATCGCTTGGGAAATTCAGCGGGCAACACCCTACCAGTAAGGCAGTTATTTCAGTAGATATGAAAACTGGAGAGGAAAAATTTTATGAAGCAGCAATGGATGCGGTAAGGGAGGGGTTCGACAGCTCTTCTATTAGCAGGTGCTGCCACGGTGAGACCGCTTACCACAAGGGACGATATTGGCGTTTCGCAAATGAAAAGGCGGCGGCATGACACGACGACGAAGCGTTACCCAAATAGCGATAGACAATATGATTTTCCGCGTCACCACCCGCACTAAACGCAAGCCAGAACCAAACCCATCCGACATTAAATCATTCCCGTATACCGCTCATCTCACCCAGGTGAAATGGGACCGTATGCGTGCGAGGAAAAGACATGACTGACAATGTAAATCATCCCGATCATTACACACAGGCTGGCATTGAGTGCATAGACGCCATATCTGCCGCCACCATTAACAAGCATGGTATTCAGTCCGTGTGTGTCGCTAACGTGATCAAATATCTTTGGCGCTACGAGAAAAAGAATGGGCTGGAAGATGTGAAAAAAGCCCGCTGGTATCTGGAGCGATTAGTTCTGGAACTGGAGGCCAAAAATGCTTTCTCCTGAATCCATCCGCCAGTATCAGGCCGAAAGTAATTGTCGCGCCGGATACTGCCTGCATTGCGGAACGATACTCGCGATGGTTGAAACTTATGTATGCGACCAGTGCGCCATAAACCTTTATCCGGACCCCAACACCACCATGTTTGATGAGGACGAGGAAGATGGTTAGCAAATACAGACGTTTTCTCACTGAAAAAGAGACTGCATACATCCGGCGTGTGGCAGGTAAAGCGCCCGCATGGGTTATTGCTCGCCAGATAAAGCGCAAAGAGAAAGACATTTTCAGCTGGGGCTCACGCAATCACGTCAGCCTGCGAGTACCCAGTCATATTATGAATAAGTACTGGAGGGGTCATGGTAAAGGCCAGGAAACCGCCTAAGCCCAAGAAATGCAAATGCTGCCCTGAAAAGTTTATCCCCCGCACTACCACACAAACAGTCTGCTCCCCCAAATGCGCACTCCATCTCGCAAAGCAACTAGCCAGACGCAAGCAAAAGCAGCAGGAAAAAGCCGAACGCGCCGCCTGGAATAAGCGCAAAGCCGATGTTAAGCCGTTAAAGCACTGGGAGGATGCAACCCAGCGTGTGGTTAACGACTACATCCGGGAAAGGGACAGGGATTTACCGTGTATCAGTTGCGGAACATGGGTAACCGTTCAGTGGGAAGCCGGTCATTTCAGGTCAAGAGGCGCAGCGTCACACCTCAGATACAACGAAGACAATATCCATAAGCAGTGTCACCGGTGCAATGCCGAACTATCAAGCAATGCCATCCCATACCGGGCTGGGCTGGTCGTGAAAATCGGCTCTCAGCGCGTCGAGGCGCTCGAAAACAACAACACCCCACACCGATACACCCGCGAAGAACTGAAGAGCATACGCATGCACTACAGGGCGTTAATGCGCGAGTTAATCAAAACCAGAGAGGAGGCAGCATGACGACGCAAAACACTCTCGCGTTACTCAATATGTACCGGTTGATAAACGTACAGGCAGTGAGAACGCCATCAGGAATTGTTTTTATGGGAGTGAAAAACCTTCGCGAGGAGGAGAAGAGAAATCTTCTTTCCATTCCACAAGACGAGCTTGAGGCGGCTCTAAGGTGGCAGCAATGAACTCTATAACTCCCATCAACTCAGCACATAAGCGCCACAAAGACCGGGAGATGCTGGAAAGCATCCGACACCAGAAGGAGAACCTGCGAAAGGTAATTGAAGGGCTGGAGCGCCTTGAAAGGGACTTGCAGAAGAACCTTGGCATTAATCCGGACGGAGGCGACGCAGCATGAGACTTGAAAGCGCCGTTAAGTTTCACTCACCCAAATCACCACAACTAACAGACTCACCCAGGGCTACAGCCTCCGAGGCGTTAACAGGTACGGATGTGATGGCGGCATTCGGCATGGTGCAGAGTCGCGCTTCGCTCGGGTTCAGTGCTTTCAGCGGCAAGATGAACCTGAGCGATAACGACAAAAGGAAAGCAGTTCAGTTACTGGTACAGCATGGGATGAAGCATTGCGACAAGGTTGCAGCCTTTCGCAAGCTCGAAACCAATATTAAGGGCAAGGTCGTGCAAACGCTCGCAACTTTCGCGTACCAGGATTATTGCCGCTCTGCCGCCAGTCAGCTTACCTGCCCGTGCTGCAAAGGCGCAGGGGTTATCAGGAAAAAGGAAATGGTGGTAAAGCACCCGGGATGCGGAGAGAAAACCCCAGCCAAAACAGCGGAGGAAACGGTGGAGGTGACCTGCACCAAATGCAAAGGTCGTGGAGTTCTCTCGACATCGTGCGTTAAATGCAGGGGGCGCGGTGTTGCTCTGGACAGGAAGAAATCAGAAGAGCAGGGCGTGCCGGTTATGAGTCCCTGTAAGCAGTGCTCAGGGCGTGGGTATGAAAAGTTGCCAGCAGCTTCATGTTACAGAGCAATCTGCAAGTTTACCGATGCTATCTCCCCGGGCGTGTGGGATAAGGCGATCAAGCCATTCTATGAGTCATTAATACTGGAACTCGAAAAGGAAGAATCCGCAGCAGATGCCATTTTGGCGAAAGTTACGAGCAAAGTTTGAATCCGGTAACGATTGCACCTTGCAAAATGACGAAAGCTAGAATATCATCGACCTAACACTATAAATCCGTCTGAATGTTACGGTGGATTTAAAGAGAAGCCCTGAGTTAATAGCTCGGGGCTTTTTCGTATCTGCACAACAGGCAATTGAGTTAAATCACTGAATATTTTCTCTAATGGTGCTAGCTATGTTCATTCTACAAACCAACTATCTGGAGAAGGGGATGCGAATTAGCTATGACACGCTGATCGAAAAGAAAAGAGAGCTTCTCGATAAGCAATCAAAGAGAAAAGAAGAACTACAGGCTGATGCTATCGACCTGTTTAGAGAGTTTAAAGACTCTCTTAATTTGCCTGATGATTACACAATTGATTGTGAAGGCCGTAAAATTCAATATACGAGCACCTGTATCAAGAACGATTCTGGGTATTTCGAGCCTAGACCTCCACACGCATTGCAGCCAGGTTCGGATTATCAACTCATTTTCTACATTGGTGTGATGGTTAACTCTGGCGAGCCTGGCGGAGACTGGATATTCATTCCGATTGAGATGTGGTACGAGCGAAAATCTTTGATAGTGGTGTCTGGGGTGGAGCGCGCAAGCTTAAGGGTGCACTCAGATAAGTCAGATGGTCGCTTCTTTGAAGTTGCGGCAATGATTAAACAGAGCTGCCTCAAAGCGCTGACAGATCCCCGCCTTGAGTAACTAAATGAAAATCATCATAACAGGTCGCTAATGCGGCCTTTTTTATTGCCTTATTCGCATCAAAAAATGAGCCGAATAACTCCCTCATTCGGCTCATCAAAGCAACTCGAAAAAGAACATCCTCTTGCCCTGGCTAATGCCGGGGTTTTTATTTTCAGGCCCGGACAATCAACCCCCATCGATTGCTTAACCGAGTGTCCGTGGCCTGACCCTTCGACTACTCACAGCACCCCCTGACAACTGGAGGTGTGGAATGCATCGCATGAATACAAACAACGGCTTTTGGTCGTATTTCTGGTCTTCAATAACAGGATTTCTGACCATGCTGACATTGCAGGATGTGCTGTTTGCATTTGGCGCGGTGGTCTCTGCGTTGTTCGCATGGCTGACCTACCGGTCAAACGACAGGAAAAATAAAGCCGAAACTGAAGAAAACCGGAAGCGAACGGAAATACTCAAGGCAGCTTATGCGCGGGGTGACGTTAACAGCATCCCGGAAGCGGCAAAAATCGTTCAGGACATCGACGCGGTAATGCAGCCGCAGGATAAATAACATGACACCGAGAAATAAGCTTAGCGCCGCTGTGCTTGGACTTATTCTGGCCGGTGCATCTGCCCCTGCAATTCTCGATCAGTTCCTGAACGAGAAAGAAGGTAACAGCCTTACCGCCTATCGTGACGGGTCCGGCATCTGGACTATTTGCCGTGGTGCCACGCAGGTAGATGGTAAGCCGGTACGTCAGGGTATGAAATTAACTCAGGCTAAATGCGACCAGGTGAATGCTGTTGAGCGAGACAAAGCGCTGGCATGGGTTCAAAGAAATATCCGCGTATCGCTGACCGAGCCCCAGAAAGCCGGTATTGCTTCTTTTTGCCCGTACAACATCGGTCCAGGTAAATGCTTCCCTTCGACGTTTTACCAGAGAATTAACGCCGGTGACCGGAAAGGTGCATGCGAGGCCATTCGCTGGTGGATCCGCGACGGCGGTAAAGACTGCCGCTTAACCAGGGGCCAGAAGAATGGCTGTTACGGTCAGGTAGAGCGACGTGACCAGGAAAGTGCGCTGGCATGCTGGGGACTGGACAAATGACACTGAAAGCCTGGCTGATTATCGGCATTGAACTGCTCTTATCTGTCCTGATTACTTATGTTCTGCTCGGACAAATCGTCGATGCGAAAAAACGCGCTGCTGATGCCGAGCAAAGCCTGAAGCTGGCGAACGCGACCATTAACGACATGCAGGTGCGCCAGCGCGACGTCGCAGCACTGGATACCAAATACACACAGGAATTAGCCGATGCGAAAAAGCAGCTTGATGATTTGCAGCGTTGCGTTCGTGATGGTAAGTGCGGGTTGCGCATCAACGCCAAGTGTCCCGCGAGCGGAGCGACCAGCACCGGCGGCATGGGCGATGCTTCCTCCCCCCGACTTAATGACTCCGCTGAACGGGATTATTTCACCCTCAGAGAGCGAATCGAAATAGTGACAAAGCAGGTTGGTTACCTGCAGGACTACATCAACACGCAGTGTCTGAAATAAAAAATCTTGACCGCACTTTGCAAAGTACAAAGTCCATTAAATGAGCCTCGCGAATATGCGGGGCTTTTTTATGTCCGCAGTAAAACGCGCGTCGCAGCGCATAGATAACCCGAGTCTTTCAGAAAGCTGAGCCTGAGAACTGCCGTATATGGTGGCGACCATCTCGGGGCGGCTTTTCTGTGCGAACAGGCTCATCTTTCTAAAAGGTAAACCGCAATGACATACCCAACAGTGATCGTAAATGGCGTCTCCGTCCGCGTGGACGAAAAAGGCAGATATAGCCTGAATGACCTTCATGCTGCCGCCGTTCTGAAAGGCGAGGCTACTGAGTCGCAAAAGCCAGGCAAATTCATCCGTAGTGCTTCAGTAAAACGGTTTGTTCAGGCGCTGGCAGGCAAAGGACAAAAATGTCCTCTGTAAGATAACCCGGCACTTAGGGTAATTCGCGGTGGTGACGAGCCCGGCGTATGGGGAGCAGAGCTACTGGCAATCCGATATGCAGCCTGGATCAAGCCGGAGTTTGAAATCCGCGTTTATGAAACCTTTCGGGAAGCGGTGCTCAACGGCCTGAGTAACATGAACCGCCTTAACCGTCTCGACTTGCTGATCGCTAATGAGATCAAAGAGGTCAGCGCCTGCGCCAAGACCATGAACAAATGGGGAGTCGGGGGACGTAAGAAGCTACTGAATGGTGCCCGCGAAAGGATAATCGAACAGATGGATCCTGACATGGTCGCAATGATGGAAGATAAAGCAGCGTAATTAACCTGAGAGCCTCTTTCACAACGGCTTTCCATTACAAAGCTCATCGGCGGGTGGGCTTGAAAATGGAAAAAATTAAAGCTTATATTATGGTTGACATAATCCATTGTTTTGCAATGGTTATTTTGTTGTTGGTATAATTAACTCGTTCCACAGATAGGGGGTTAATATGCTGACAATAATTCTGTTTGACGATGGGAAGCCTGGCTTGATTTGGCCTACCGAAGAAATTGGCAAAGTGGTAAAAGTCCCTGACTACCAGTTTAAGGCTCGAGAAATGCTCGGTGGTGTGGCGGTCATGCCTGATGTGGAGTATCAGGTCTATGAGTTCCAGATGGATGACGAGATTTATCTGATTGGAGTAAATGGGGGCAGGCCAAGCGACGATGTAATTAAGTCTCACATCAAGCATGGCGACCCCAAGCCGAAACCATACAAAACACTGTAACCGCCTCCGGGCGGTTTTTTATTGCCACCACATCAAGCCACTGGCATCCGCTGGTGGCTTTTTTATGCGCCTCGTACGCGCACCAAAGAGAGTCTTTCAGTCGTGAGCCTGGGGAAACCGTTTCTCTCTGGCGGCTTTCCCGTGCGACAGGCTCACACCTAAAAGGAAATCAAGATGAGTAAAATTCTGTACTGGCATGTGAAGCTATATCACCGTATTTTCACGGGATTTAATGGTGGTGGATTCGGTGGTTGTGGTGGCTCTGGCAGCAACATGTATGGGCATGAAAAACTGTTTATTGAAGGTTATTCAAAAGATAAGCCACATATTTATCTTGAAGATAATCAAACCATTGAGCTTTTAACCGATCCGCATGGGTTAGAAACGACCGCCGTTAGCACTGCCACCGTCGAGAGAATCGTCAGTACTCCGGTTTATGAAGAAGAACCAAGGTCAGCTTTTATCACCGCCGCTGAACCGTTGATGAAATACCTAGCTGAAAACCACAATCCCCACGCATCCGTTATCGTCAACTCAACCAGTGCCGAACTGGTGACAGGCGAAATGTCGTACTCCACCGACGCATTCCTGAAAGACTGACGGCATTACAGGAGCCATTCACCAAGTGGCTCCGATAATGTCAAACAGCAGGTGATTCAACATGGCAAAACCGGACTGGGG